GAAATATAAGAAATTTTATCTAAGTTTTTTTGAGTGATAAGTTTTTTAAGATTATTAACATTAAACACCAATGTGCAAAAAACATCATCCCCTACACATAGGTTATGAAACCAATAGTCTGCCTCTGTAGCATTAATACCACTAGGTTTACCATAACTTTCATACTCAATGGCTATGTTACCTGTTCTTTGCCACATATCTCTTTCACTCTTGACTTCAATCTTTTTGTCTTGCAACATATCTGCTACATATTTTTCTCTGACCTGACCATAATGTAAGTCTATATCAAATTTCTTTCTGTCTTCTATACTCGGTTCAAGTTTTTCCACGATTAGCTCCTTTAGCTTTTGGTTTAAGATGTAATAGTTCTCTTATATGTAACTTTCTACCTTTAAAGAAAACGATTAAGTTTATTGTTGTATTTATAGTTATAGCAATAAGTAACCACCATTGCCACCATAATATATCTTCTGCTCCTTCTAACATTAACTAGCTTCTATGTCCACTATTTCACAAACACCTGCAGTACAAGCTAACTCTTTACTGCCTATTGTAGTATCTTCCTTCTCATACTCTTTTAGAAGAGACCAATTAATGTGATTAGGCATCTTCTCCATAAATGATTTGTACTGCTCTTCATTTATATCCTGATAAGGAGCTTGTTTATATGTATGCTCACTAAAAGGCAAGAAGGATATGCCTGATACTTCATCAAAGTTATCATACACCCATGCACCAACTCGCATCCATTCATGCTCCTTGACAGATATAGTTACAGATGGTTTATGCTCACACCAATGTCTCTGAAATAACAGCCAATAGTCTAGTTGCTCTATGGCAGTCATCTCAGTTCTAGTGATAGCACCTGATGGTGATTTCATAGGAAAGCTAAACACAGTCGTGCTATCAGGCTTCATAACATCAGGCTCTGCAGGAATACCTACATCTTTCATAAACTGTGTGAGTGGGTCTTTGTTATCACCACGTACAGTTCTGACATAGAAAGGATTGTGTCTTGCATGAATGCCACTCGCACTATCAACTAACTGTGACACTGTTCCTGATGGCTTGATGCAAGTGATTGCAGTTGACTGTGGTATGCCTAAATCTTTAGCAATCTTTTTGTTGGTCTCTACTGCTACTTCTTTCAGTATCTGCAGATTAAGTGCTAAATTACCATTATCAGGAGATAGAACAGGACAATCAAGTATGCCTGTTAGTGATACACCTAATAATCTCTCTTCTTCTGTGTTATCTTTCCACACCTTTCTCAGATATTTAAATCTAGTAAGTGTAGATTGAAATGTGCCAAGAATAGTAGCTAATCTAACTTTATCTTTTAGTGTCTCTATGTCATCTGTTTCACGTGCAACAACTTCGGTTAGATTACAGAACTGATATGGTCTAAGTATAATCTCACTACATGGATTGCAACCAAAGTAATAGTCTGCGTCTCGTCTGCCATTTTCAAGTGCTTTTACTTTGGCAGCCTGTCTGTTAAAAATGCCACGTTCACCTGATTTAGATTCATATAGTGATGTCCATTCTCGCATGAATGTACCCATCTCAGGCTTACCCTTAAATGCTACAGAGTTATTGGCTAGTGCTCTTTGACCTTCATTCTCCCACCATTGTCCTGACTTAGCATGACGCATTTGGTCATCTCCTAAGTTAGACAAAGAGATGAGGGCAGAACGTCTGACACCACCAACAACAACAACTTCACCTATCTTGCACATGATATCATGGCATTCAATAGGAAACAAACGTCTGCCCTTTGCACCTGTAAACTTTTCTATGCAGAACTGAAATAGCTCTTCAAGAGGAGCAGGTCCTGATGCTCTACCACCAAAAGTTTTTAGTCTAGCACCTGCAGGTCTTACCTCTGACACATCCCATGTAGGTATTTGTCCAACATATAACATAGCAATGAGTTCTCTCAAGGCTTTTGCCCAACCCTGTCTGCTATCATCTACTCTGATTGTTGTAGTGCTATTCTCAAAGTGCTCATTTACCACAGGAAGTTTATCTACATTTTCTCGTTCAACAGAAAAGCCAACACCTGTACCACACATAAGAATGTACATACATTCGTCAAAGCTACGAGGACTATCAACAGGTATATAACTACAGTTGTATCCTGCAACATGGCATCTATCTAATGCCACTCCTGATGTCATCAAAGCTCTCATACTTGGCATGATACCTAAAGACATGATAGTAGTAGATAATTTTTCTTTGAGTGCTTTAGTTAAAGTATAATTGTTATTCTTCTTGAGGTGGTCTTCCATATAATCAAAGTATCTGTCCACAGTCTCGACCCATGTTTCTCTTCTTTGCTCGTCTTCTTTCCATCTTGCGTAACGAGATAACGCAATAAAATTTTGATAGTCTGTTGGTAAATAATTTTTCATCTAGGTCTCCATTAACACTTTAACTTGCTTGACGCTGACTCCATCTACGTCATAAAACAATTCTTTAACATATTCCTCAAAGTCTTCTCTTACATCTCCGTCAGAGGGAACAGGATATTCTTCTTCGTCAACATCCAATGTCAACATCATTTTTACTTTTATCATTTTCTACTACGTCTATTAGTTCTGTGAGATACCATTGTGCTTTTTTTAAATCTTCTGCACCATTCTTATACCTGTATCTCCAAAGGTATTTCATTATATTACCTTGCAAGTAATGCTCAAAGCCATCATCTGTCATAGCCTTGATTGCATCAATACATTCTATCCCTGATTTATTGTAGTGGGGTGGATGATTAACCATGTCCTGTTTCTCTAACTCTTGCTTTTCTCTCATCCTCATGTACTCCATATGACTTAACATTATTTCTTTTTCTTCTTATCAAATGATACTACTATAACATTGTCGTGTTTGTCAATTATTTTTGGCTTATCTTTTGTCTTTTCTAACTCATCTTGTAGCTTTAAATAATCCAAAGCTCGTGTTCTTATGTCTTCATCTTTTTCCATCATAGGAATACTAGCACATATGATTCTACAAAACTCTAGTACACCATAATAGTCTTCATCGGACAAAGGATTTTCTTTTGAAGACACAACAGAAACATCAACCTCTCCTGTCCATTTTTTAGCAGGGTTTAGCATAGGCTTTACTTGTATGAGAAAGTCTTCAGGATTTATATCATCTAGTCTTGGCATCTTTTCTTCTTTCTCTAATATCTATTTTTGCAGGGTGTTTCTTTTTACCCTTTTCTCTTATCCAACTAATAGGTATAGTTTTATCGCTAAAAATAAAACCATGCTCATTACACCAATCGGCAAGAGTTGTCTTACTACCTTTGTATATTTTGGAATTGCTATTACTAAAAACAAATCTAATATCTAAATCAGGGAATTGCTTTTTGATAGCTATTGCCCTAACTCTTTCTCTAGGTAGAAACCTGCCTTTAGCTTCTATAATTATTCCGTTTCTTAAAATGAAATCAGGGGTGTAGGAACGATACATTATCTCTTCCCATCTTATTTTTAGAGTTTCGTATTCAAACTTAGCTCGTCTTTTCTTTAAGTCTTTTACTATACTATGCTCTAAACCACCCCTGTATCCATCTTCTAGTTGTGCTCTGCCAAACACTATGTTAAGTCTCTCCAATACCAATTAAAATGTGTGGCAGTTGAAGGATATCCAAGAGCTTTCATCTCTTCTTTTACTGCTTCGTCAGCTAACTTCTTAGCTTCCATTGCCTCTCTTAGACCTTTGGTTCTGAGTTCACGATAGGCTTTCTTAGCTTCTGCTAACTCTTTCTCCATTTGTTCTATTTCGTTTTTTAAATCCTCTACTTTTTTCTCCATTATATACTCCATATATTCTTTGCTTCTTTCTTCATTGCATCTGACCATTCCCATTTATCAAAGTTAGGATATTCAAAAGAAGCTAACTCATGCTTGTCATCACTAAGAGACAAGAACCTCTGTATTGTAAAAGCAACATTTTTTAGTTGCTTTTTATACTTAGTTAAATTACTAAGTGTAAATACCTTATGTTGCTTTGAACTAGCAAAGAACAGGTCTACACTTTTCTTGGGATATGCCATAGAATATAATGCCATCTGTCTCTTCTGTGCTTCTGTCGGTTGTGATGGCATTCTAGTAGATGTTTTTAAATCTACTATTTTATCTTTAAATCTAAAGTCTATGTAACCCATTATTGGTACAGGCAGATCATCTAACTGCACCTCAACTTTTTCTTGATAGTCTTCTAAGTCTTCATACTTAAAG